AATAGCAACCCAGAATTTCAGAAGATGTCAAAGGAACAAAAGAATGAACAGTTGGCTGCTGTTGAACATGATGTCAAAGTATATGAGATTCATGGTAGAAAACCAAATGATGTTCATGCTATGATAGACCATGTAAAGAGAGAAAGAAAAATAGATGACGCTAACAAAGCATTAATGGCAGTATCCTCACCAGATGATGGAGAGACTTGCAACTGTCAGCATGGTGATCATTCAAATGCAAACGGTCATCAGGCTGGTATGTACAACCAAGACTTGGGAAGAGCTAACTGGCAGGGTCAAGGACTACCACAACCAAAGCAGGACAAGGACAGTTGTCAGTGTGATGAGAAACCAGCAGAGGCTGATAAAGTTCCCAACGCAGACGCAAGGATAAGTGATAAGGATATGAAGGAAAATAAGAAGAAATTTCTTAACCATTCAGATTATGAGATAGTAGAAGTAGATGGAAAAACCACCAAGAGGAAGAAAAAGAAAATAAAGAAGGGAAGTCATAAGGATGTAGATACATTATTGTCTATGATGAGTCGTGAAGTAAGAGAAAATTATTTAAGAAATTTACAATCTATTAACAATCCACCAAAAGATCAGACATCATATCAAAGACATCGTGGTATTGCAGATAAAAAACCACCTAAACCAAAGAAACGTAGAGGTGGGCATGGTGGAGTTACAAGAAAATTACAAGAAGAGAATTTCAGAGATTATTTATTGGGAGATCTTGAAAGAAAGGAAGATAAAATGAGGAAGGAGGGTTTAAAGGGAGATGTTGGACATGATACAAATATGGAAGAAAAGTTAGCTAGACTAGGAAGAGGTGGAAAAGGAACTGGTACAGCAGCAAAAAGAACTAGAAGAAGACAAGAAAGACTTGCAAGGCAAGATAAAGCAAAGAAGACATTATATATTTCTGACTTGGATGATGAAGGTAAACCAAGAAAGATGGGAAGGACTGCTGCAGCAAGTCATGCACAGAGAATGAGACATAAAAGACCAGCAAAGAAAATACAGGAAGCTATGGCTATGTTTGATAAAAAACTAAAGGCACTTGAAGAAATAATAAAGAAGAGAAGGACAAGAAGAGGAAGTAAACGTGGTAAAAAAGGAACTATTGCTGGTCATACAGGAAAATGGAGAAAGACATTAACACCACTATCAGGAAGAGGAGAATCAACCACTCCAAAAGATAATGCTGCAACAGCATATAATAGAGAAGTAGCTGCAAAGTTAGGATTCTTAAAACCAGAACCTGAAAAGAAAATAAATCCAAAAGCACTAGGTAAACCTGCAAAAACTGCTTCACCTACAGGAGTGAAACAATTTAGGAAGCCAAAAAGAAGAGGTGGAGCAAATACTACAGGAGCAATTACAGCAGAACAGGGAGCTGCAGATGCTGCAAACACCAAAAGACAAAAACTTGAAGCAGAAAAGAAAAGGAAAGAACCAACAAAGAAGAAGACTCCACCAAAGAAAAGAACTGGAACAAAAGTTAGAGAGGGTATGAGTATGTTTGATAAAGCATTATTTTTAGCAAAGCATAGGGGTAAAAAAAAAATAACTGCTGCTGAAAAAGAAAAGAAGAAATTAGAGGCAAAACTAAGTCCAGAAGTTGAAGCAAATATGAAAAGAGTTGATGATCTTAAAGACAATGTAGACGCATTAGGTAGGGATAAGAGAACACAACATTCATCATCAGGATTACAACATATGACAGCACAAAGAGCAAAATTACAAAGAGAATTATTAGCCAATGAAAAGAAGCAAAAGGAAGAGGCAAAAAAGAAAAAGATAGTAAAGCCAAAGGTAAAGCCTAAGAAGAGTAAGTTTCCAAAGTTTGGTATAAAGGCTCATGGTAAAAAATTTGATTGGGAATCATTCTTTAGAAAGTATGGTATAAAACCACCAGAGAAGAAGGAAAAAGCAGAAGAAAACACTCATGGTGCGTGGGGGCAGAGAGGCTTAGGCGATGGTAATGGCACAGGTGCTATACAGGGAGCTGGTGATACACATTTAATTACACCTGTAAAACAGAAGGAATTAGACAAATTAATGGCAGGTGCTAGGTATATGCCACGATCAGTACCAAGAAGGAAGAAATAACCTTTATATACGAATATTTATATACATACAAATATTTAAATACTCAATAACTATGACAACCGAAGAAGATTCTAAGACTGAAGCTCCAGTAGAAGAAGAGGAAGACGAGGAAGAAACCGAATCCGAATCTGAAGAAACTGAAGCTCCAGAAAGAGACTCAGAAGATACAGAAAAAGCACATTTCGAAGAAGCAGTCAAAGCAACGTTTGATACGTTGGCTGACCAAATGAAATCTATTGCAGAATCACAGAAAGCTGTAGTCGACTCTGTAAAGGGCTTTAATAAAAGAATTAAAGCACTTGAAACACCATCAGATCTACCTCTAAACCCAAAAGGTAATGAGAGTGGTGACGATGTTGGTGCAGAAGTCAAAGTTCCTGAAGATCCTTATCCACAAGGCAAACAAGTCGGACTGGATGATGATGGCAAGGAAACTGAGAATGACGATAGCAAACTGTCAATGCAGAAGAAACCAATTGGTAAGACAACTGAACTAATTCAGAAATCTTCACACACATTCACCACAGAAACACCAAGACCAAATGCAGCACTTGAAACACTAGAGAAATCTGGTGGTCAGGACTTTTCACCTATTCTTAAAGATGCAAGAGCAGGTGGTTATGAAGGACTGTCACAAGTTGCAAGAGAAATCTTGAGTGGAAAATACTACAAACCATCAGCAGATGAGGTAGGACAGTGGTAGATATGGTGCAGATAAAAACAATCGATGAATTAGAGGCACTTTACTATGGCTACAATCGAAATCTTCTAAGAAAAGCTGACGCACCAGCAACAACCTCCACAGCAGGCGTATTCAACGCAATCTATGGAGCATATGCATGGGCACAACTTAACCTTGAAGCAAACGCCTTCGGAATCCTACCCAAGTACCCTTGGGATAAATCAGGATGGAGGGTTATTACTGCAAAACCAACACTGAACACAACAAATGCTAACACAGCATTAGGTGGTACAGCAGAAGGTGGACTCATTGCTGAAACAGTAAAGCCAACACTCCAAGAAATCGATGTTCGACCAAAGACAGCACAACTGCCTTTCTCAGCATCCGAAGTAATGGAATGGTTAGCAACACACAGCAAGGACGACATTTGGGGTGGACTCGGTTCACTTCGATTGTATATGGCAGTACAACACAAAGAATTCCTTAACAGACAACTACTTGCAGACGTAGAAGGTACAATCACTGGATCTGGTACAAACGCTGGAACAACAGACTTTGAGTCATTAGACAGAATTGTTTCATCCAATGCAGAAGAAACTGCGTTAGGTGCATCAACAACTGGTTCTTATGATCCATGGGCTGCCAACGCAACCATTGATAGAGATAGTTCTTCAACATTCGACAGCACTGTTGAATCAGCTTCTGGAACAATCGGTACAAACGGAGTCTTAACTGACGACACTCTAAGATCTTTCTTACGAAAGATTAGGATTGCTGCTGGTAAAGATCCAAATGTATGGCTAGGTTCTCATGAAGTATACTCTGAAATACAAGGGCTGTATATGCCTTCTGTTCGTATTCCAAACCCATATGGTGAGGCACTCGTACAGGTAGACGTAAACGGTATCCAAACATTCAAAGGAACAGGCGTTGGTATTCACGTAGATTCAATCTATGGAATTCCATTTATCCCAAGCAAGGATGCACCAAGCGACTCTGGCGATGCCAGTGAAGTCGGAAGACTATTCGCATTTGATACATCTGACGCAGAAGGATATGGTTACCCAAGAATCGGTATCCAAATCGCAATCCCAACAGAGTATTACGAAGCAACAAGACGTTCACCAGGATATCCATTTGTCAACAATGCATTTGTTGAGAAAGGTGTATTCCGTACGATGGGCGAAACTGTTTGTAGACACTTCAAATCACAGGGTAAGATTAGAGATATAAAACTCTAGAATAAAATTGATTGGCTTCGGCCAAATTTTTCTTTTTTTAAACTATATATAATAGTATATATAACATATACTATGTTATTTTACATAATTGCCATGGGAATCGTGGGGGCTATAGTATTCTATATGCTCAGAAGAACTGGAAAGAATGATGCAGTAGGAGTAGGCTTCTCATTAAAATGTAAAGACTGTGGTTATCATAAAGGAATACTCAAATGTGTTCAATGTGAAGACAGAAAGAAAGATAATTGGCGATAATCTTTATAAGTATACAGAATGTCTCGATTTATGGTACAACTATATCATAACGAGAAATTAGCGAAGGCAAGGGATTTAGTAATCATATTCCTATTTGGTTCTATAGTAATAGAAACCATCACTGGAATTGAATTACTAGGTGCTTGGTGGAAGTAATCTTTATAAGTCTTTAACTTCTCTATATATCAATGGCATTAACAATAAGTTCATCAACATGGACAGATGCTAACGTGAGAAAAACTCTCTCATGGCAAGCAGCATTAGTATCAAAGCTGCGAGTATATGCTATCAAAGTTACCTTCGGTGGCTCTGATAACTATGCAACCAACGGAGTGTCGGCTGACCTCAAAGAGGGCAGAATATCTACACTAGTTGCAGTGATTCCTACATTTACGGATTCAAAGCTAGTAGTACAATACGACAAAACCAATGAAAAGATCAAAGCTTTCACTGGTTCAGGAAATGGTAATATCTTAGCAGAAGTACCAAATTCTTCAGCGTTAGTGAACTCAAAAGTATTTGAGTTTCTAGTCATAGGCTACTAGGGTTCAAAAACAGCCAACTTTTTTTTTCAACAGATGTTATGACAAGTCAACAATGTAGCTGAAGAAAAAGTTAAATACCCCACCTGTTTAATATATGTATGACAACACTAACAAGCAAACGAGGAACATCAACCATAAACGCACAAGGTTTAGTTTTTAAGAAAGTGAGTTCAAAACTACCTAAAAATGAAACCATCACCACAAAACGTGGTACAGATGTGATTAAGGTTGAAGATATTCCCACCGTTTCAAAGGTTGACCTTAAAGGTCAGACAATCACTGTTAATAGAGGAACAGGAATAAAAACCCTCTAGTTTTTTTTCTTTTAAAGATTTAAATAATCCTATATACATATCACATTATGGAAAACATATTTGTGTATGGAACTCTTCAAAATTCAACTCAAAGATTTTGGATTTTGAAACATAGAGTAGAGGCAGAATATGACCAAAAAGCAAATCGATGAACCCAGATATCCAGATGGAGTAATTGATGATTATCTTATAAATACAGGATTCGTAAATAATCCAAAAAAAGTTTATGCTAATTTTGCAGGTTTTAAAACAAAACATGGTGACGCTCATGGTGGCAAAGGAGATTTTCCTTTTATGGTGATTTATACTCCTGCAGCCAACAGCGGTGGTGCAGAAAATATGGATATGATAATTATTCATGAATTATTTCATGCTCAACGTGCTTCGTATTGGTGTGGAAAAAGAACATATACAGGAACACATGTTAAAGGCTCGGATCTTCTTGGGTTAGAAGATGACCTTTCAACAGTAGTAGATGGCAAGAACGACACCTATTACAGACATGATATTGAAGGATGTCCTGACTTAGCAAAAAGTGTTTATCTAACTCCAACAGCTGAAGATGCTTGGGATCCTTTTGATGTTTTCTGTAGAAAAAACAGTGGCAGTTTTACTCATAAAGATCTTTATAAACATTTTTTT